GGGACACAGCTAACACGGAGAAGGCCGCCGTCGCCTTCGGCACCTATTTCGGGTCTCCGGTCAGCGTTTCCGACGTGTTGACGCTCAAGGTTACCAACAACTCCGTTAACTCGGCGATCACGGTCGTCACGATTTACTACGAGGGCGACTTTGAAGGTTAAGCAGTCCTGGCGTGGGGTCCGGGAAGTACGTCCACCCTTCCCACCCTGCGCCAGGACGTAGCCGAGGATGATCACCTATGCCATGGGACCAGCTACGGGACATCATCGCTGACAACCGGGGGACGATGCGCGAGGCGCAGAACGCCCCGCCGGTAGCATGTCCCCTCGATGGCGAACTCCTAGACGTTCACCCGGACGGGCGCCGCAACTGCCCGCTCGGAAACTACCGATGGTCGAGAGGTTTGGAGACGACCCCCGCACAATCTAACTGAGACAACGGATCGCTGCCTGGAAAGCATGGTGGGGTGAAGGATGTCGAACTGGTGGGTCAGCCGAGAGGCTGTCAAGCGTGCCGCTGAGATTCAGGGTGCGTCAAGAAACACATTCGTCGATGCCGCTATCGCAGGCGTTAGCCGTACCCTTGAGAATAGGCTGCGCCGGTGGTTCATCCCCCGTACCGAAACCCGTACCTACCGTTGGCCGCCCCGCGTGCTCGCTATCCGCTCGATTGATCTCGATCTAGACGCTGACCTGATCGCGGTCACTACCCTCAAGACGAAAGCCCAGGACGGTTCCCCAACGACCATCGTGGCGGCTGACTTCTTCTTGGAACCCACCAACGAGGGTCCGCCGTACAACCGTATCGAGATCGACCAGAGCTCCAGCTCTGCCTTCGAGGGCGGCGACACCCCTCAGCGGTCGATCAGCGTGCTCGGGCGGTGGGGTTACAGCGAGGACACCCTGACCGCGGGGACCGTCTCGTCTGGCCTTGCGTCGAGTTCAACGGCGACATCGATGGTCTGCTCCGACGGCTCCCTGATCGACGTCGGGGACACCCTGCTGATTGAGAGTGAGCAGGTCTTTGTATCTGAGCGGGCGAGCGCCGCAGAGGAGAACAACGACCTGCTCAATGGCGCCTTGACGGCGGACAAAGCCGTCGTTACCGTCGTCGTGGACGACGGCACGCGGTACTTCCCAGGCGAGGTCATCCTGGTCAACTCGGAAAAGATGTATATCGAGTCGATCACGTCCAACAACCTGACGGTCGTGCGTGCCTACGACGGGTCTAAGCTTGCCGCACACAGCAATAACGACCCCGTCTCGGTGTTCCGTACCCTGACCATCGTGCGGGCCGTCAACGGCACGACAGCCGCCACACACGCCAACGCTACGGCTGTGACGAAGTACACGCCGGAAGCGGACATCGTGATGCTGGCGAAGGCGCAGGTAATCGCGGTCCTCAAGCAAGAGAAGGCCGGCTGGGGTCGAATGATCGGCCAGGGCGACGGGGCCCGTGAGTGGAAGGGGACGGATCTTAAGACCATGCGGGACGATGTCTTTACCCGATACCGTCGCCGCCGCATACCCGTGGCGATCTGATGCCCGCCATCAGGGTGACATCCAAGTTCACCGGTCCGCTTTCGCGTGGGTCCAACCGGATGATGGTTCGCCGTGAGGTCAACGGAATGATTCGAGACACCGTAGAGGCGGGAGTCGAACGGTTGAATGAGATACTGAGGCCCAGGCCGGCCGGCGTGTTCCTCACGGTCGAGCAGGCCGGGCCCGGTAAGGCGAGCACCGGCCACTATCGGTCCAACCTGCATCCGACCTTTGGGAACCTGCATGCTCGGATCGACGATAACGGCGTCGTGTACGGGCCATGGCTTGAGGGCACGAGCCGGAGGAATCAGACGACCCGATTCAAGGGGTACAGTTCCTTTCGCCGGACCCGCGATTGGCTGGACAAGCGGACCCTGTCGATCATCCGGCCTCGTGTGGCGCGCCTGGTACGGCGCCTCGGGGGTAGGCCTTAGATGCCCTTCGACATCGGAGACACCCTGGACCGGGTCCACACCTACTTAGCGAAATCGGGGCATTGCGCCGGGGGGCAGCAGATCGGCGATTACACACAGCCGCCGGACACGGGGAACGGTCCCGTCGCCTTCATCACGATGGGCGGGTTAAACGTGTACGGAATGACATTGGGCGGGCAGCCTATGGCTCAGGAAGTGGTCCTCGTGACGATTATGATCGACTCGCTACGCGAGCCTGTGGCCGACATCGAAAAAGACCTTGCGCTGGCGGCCACCAACATCATGGCGGACCTGCTCGGGGAATATGACCTGGGCGGCAGCATCCGCAACGTCGACCCCGCAGGCGCGCACGGAGCTAGTTTCGCCACCCGGTGGGGCTACTATGACATTCAGGCCGTAATGTACCGGTCTGTCGACATCACGATCCCGTTGCTCGTGGACTGGACCGACACGGCCGCCGCATAGGAGAAGGGAATGGCAACGAAGTACAAGGTGTTGAACCCGCGGAACATCCCCAAGGGCGTTCGTATCATCGTTGACAAGCGGGGGGGGGAGTGGTACGAGGGCGACGACTTCGAGAAGTCGGCCTACATAGGCTCCGAGGACGTTGAGTGGTGGGAGGCGCAGGGGTTGATCGCGCCGGTGATAGGAGGCGATGGTGGCTAAATTAAGGGATGCTCGCGCAGTGAAACAGGAGAAGAACGGTGGTTAAGAAAAACGGGCTCGCCCAGCAATTCTTCATCGAGGGGTACGACCTCTCTGGCGACGTCGGCTCGCTCCAGGAGGTGTCCTCGCCCCATGCGGTCCTTGAAACGCCCGTGCTCAACAAGTCGGGTATGGTCCGGGTCGCAGGGAAGTCGGACGGGGCAATCAGTTTCAACGCCTGGTTTAACGATGCATCCGAACAGTCCTTCGATGCTACCAAGGCCCTGCCCACCGTAGACTCCGTCATTCTCTACGCCATCGGGGGCGCGGTCAATGACGCCGCCGCAGCCCTGGTAGCCAAACGGATCGACTACGGTTGGGTGGAAGGGGCCGACGGTAGCCTCGAGCTATCCATCACGGCCAGGGCCGCCGCAGGCATACCGCTGGAGTGGATGGTGATGCTCTCCGCGGGGAAGATCACCCATGCCAGTGCCACCAGCAGCGCAAGCAGGGACGACACTTCATCCACGTCGAAGGGCCTGATCGGTGTGGTCGAGATCATCGATACCGATTCGGGTACGCCGACGATCATCATCGAGGACAGCGCAAACGGCTCTTCCTGGGCGACGCTTCTCAGCTTCACCGCAGTGGCAAGCGGGTCCGAACCCGAGGCGGAACGGAAGACGGTGACCGGGACCATCGGCCGTTACCTCAGGATCACGACTACCGGGTCGTTTACTAACTGCGATTTCGCGGTCGCATACCGGCGGGGTCTGACGGAGGACGACGTTGACCTTGGTTAGTCAGCAGACCAAGTTCCACATGAACAGGCCGCCGGACCATTGGCGCAAGGCGACCTGTTACGAAGTGGCGTGCCCGCCTTATATACACGGCTGGCACCTGTACCTGGGGCTCGTCGCGGAATGCGACCACCTGAACACGGAGCGGTGCGACGCGCTGAGCTGTCACTGGCCGGAGATCCAGTGGATTCGGGCCGGGAGCACAGGGCGTCACTTCACTGAGCCGGAACAGCGCGAGCCGATGGTCTACCGGTTCGACTTCCCAGGTGAGCAGCCGTGTTTCAGGGAGAGCACCCACAAGGTGCCGAAGGGTCTCGACGTGTTACTGATCCGGCGTACCGGACGAGCGATTCTGGCGATGGACTTTGACGAGTGGAGCTATCGGTTCAATGAGGAAATGTACGAAGCAGACCGGCTGAGACAAGCCGGATAACAGGAGGTCGAAATGGCCAAAGAATCTGGTCTGGGTATGACGTGCGCAGTAGATGACAGCACACCAACGGCGCGGTCCATCGAGAACGATATGACGGACATCTCCTTCGCCATACCGCGCAACCCTCAGGACGTGACGGGGATCGACAAGAGCGGAGTGGAGAGGATGCTGCTCCTGGCCGACTTCACCATCACGATGAACGGTGTTTTCAACGACGCCGCGAACAAGTCTCACTCCGTCTTTAAGACGGTCGGGTCATCGTCGGCCATTCGCACGATCACCATCGTCCATTCCGGGCAGACGTTGGCGAATGAGACCTATGTGACCGACTATGCGCTAACCCGTGCGGCTGACGGATCGCTCGTCTGGACCGTTCCGGCAGTGCTACAGGACGGGACCGTCCCGACCTGGTCCTAAGCTAGCTTTTCCATCCTCCTTGTGGGTGTGGGCGGCGTCTGTTCTCGCCAGGCGCCGTCCACCCATTCAATGATTCGAGAGGAAATAGCGGCACGATCTAGCGGCAATAGCGGAAATAGCGGCAATGAAAGGTGGACAACTGAAATGGAATTTCCAAGAGAGACGGCGGTGATCAAGTTCGCCGAGGACACACCGTGGCCAGGGATTGAAGTCGAGGTATTCGTCGACACACCCATCGCGTTCTTCATGTGGGTCCGCGACACCGCGCTTAAAGTGCAGGTGGCCGAGGATGCCGGAGACAGCCTGGAGAACGTGCGCGATCTATACGTCCGCTTCGGTAATGAGGTGTTGAAGGAATGGAACATTGACAGAGGCGGGGAACCCGTACTATGCACCGGGGAGGGCCTGGTCCTGCTTTCACTGAAATTCGGCACCCAACTGATGGCCGCGTGGAGTAAGGCGGTGTCGGACGTGTCCGACCCTTTAGACGGGCCATCCGCCAATGGCAGTTCGTCGGAGGAGCCACCGACGCCGCGGGCGCCATCGTCGCGGAGCCCTGGGAACTCCAAAAGGCGAAACTCACCCAGGCGCTCTGTCAAAAGTACAGTTGCCTCCCCTCACAGCTAATGAGTGAAAGCTCGGCTCTTCTTCGGATGGAAGCAATCCTCGCGGCCGCCGGCGATGGCGACAGCGACGGTGAGACGCCTTCCAGCGGGATCGGGCAGTCACCACCCACAGAACAGGAATCCCGTGAACTCTACCTCGCGAACTTGACCAGGGTGATGTCGGATGGCTGAAAACAAAGTCGAGATTCTCGTCACTGCCAACGATACCCAGATGGACCGTGCGTTCGGGCGCATGGGCGCTCGGATGCAAAACGTGGGGAGACAAGCGGGTGAGTTGGGGCGGTCGTTGGCGATACCTGCGGCGGCGATGGCTGCCCTCGGTGTCGTAGCCTTGCGGTCCTTTGCGAGCTTCCAGAAGGAGATCGTGCGGGCCGGTGCTGTATCAAAGGCGACGAGTATAGAACTCCTCGCCCTGGAGAATTCCGCGAGAGAGATGGGTCGGACGACCATGTTTACAGCGACCCAATCCGCCGAGGCCCTCTCCTTCTTGGCGATGGCCGGTAATGATGCCGCAACATCCATCGCCGCGCTACCTGCCGTCTTGCAATTGGCAACCGCGGGCAGCGTTGAGCTCGCGGACGCTGCCGACATTATCACGAACGTCATGGCAGGCATGGGTCTCGAAGTAGATGAACTCGGCCGGGCCAATGACGTGCTTGTGACGGCCTTCACCTCGGCGAACACGAACCTGCAGCAGTTGGGCCAAGCGTTCAAGTTCGCAGGACCGGTCGCGGCGGCAGCCGGAATCAGCTTTGAGGACACAGCCGCAGCCTTGGCAACCATGGGAGGCGCGGGCATCCAAGCGACGATGGCGGGTACAGCTCTGCGTGGCTCAATCACACGACTCCTTAATCCATCGAAAGAGGCTGCTGGTATCATGAAAAACCTCGGTGTCAACGTACTCGACACCGAAGGGAATCTCGTAGACATCGTACAGATCATTCGCGAGTTCGAGCGCGTTGGGCTGAGTGCTGGGGACGCAATGACCATATTCGGCCAAAGGGCGGGACCGGGTATGCTCGCCCTCATCAGCGAGGGATCAACGGCGGTGGAGAAGCTACGAACGGAGATGGAGAATAGCGCGGGTACGTCGAAGCGTGTTTCTGACGCGATGGAGGCAACATTCGGCGCCCAAATGAAAAAGCTCAAGTCGGCTGTTGAGAGCGTGGCGATTGAGATCGGGAAGGCGCTAGTGCCGACAGTCGAAGATCTCGCCGATGCGATCAAACCCGCGGTCGCCTCGATCGAGAACTTCATCAAGATGAACCCTGGGTGGGTCAAGGGAATCGGGATCGCTACCGTTGCGATCGCGGCGTTGGCGGCCGGGCTCGTCGCGCTGTCGATCCTTATGCCCGGGGCGGTGGTTGCGGGGAAGGCTTTCGCCCTGATATACGGGGGTGTAGTCCCCGCCGCTCTCAGGATCGCCACCCTCGCACAGTGGGCGTTCAACGCGGCCGTCGCGGCGAACCCGGCCGGCCTCATCATCATCGGTGTCATTGCGGCGGTCACTGGACTTGTGGCCGCGTTCCTCATTTTCAGAGACAAGATTCCAGCCGTGTTCCACTCCGTGGGCAAGGTGATAGAGAAGTTCGCCAACTTCTTCGTCAACGCGATCAACACGGTGATCGCGGCAATGAACCTCCTGCCGCACGTCACCGCCACGGCAATCAAGGAGGTCAATCTCGAGTGGCGTGGTGCCGGCGAGGCGGTCGAACGATTCGCCGACGGGGCCGTGGCGAAACTCGGCGCGATCAAGGATGCCGTGTTGGGGGTGATGCCTAGCCTCGGTCAGTTCGAGGAGAAGATCAAGGACGTTGGGAAGTCTGCGGCGGTCCTGGAGCGGGAGATTGACGATTGGGCAGTCACGTCCAAGCGCCGGGCGACAGAAGCAGCAGGGACCATTGCGAAGGAGTGGACTCCGAGCGTGGAGGGGCTTCGCTTCAACATCGGTCAGTTAGGCGAAGATTCCCGTGAGGCCTTCCTACACATGGAAGATGCTGCCGCTCGTGCCGCTGCCGCTGTTGACCAAGTTGGACTGAGCTACGACGACCTGATCAAGAAGGGCAGCCTGGTGGAGCAGGCCACCGAAGCGATGGGGGCTACGTTCGCCGATGTCCACGACAGGGAGTTGGTCGCTATCGGCGAGGTGACGGATGAACTCCTGGCGCTGTTCAACTTGTTCGATCGGCGCCTGCCTGATTCGGTCGTGCTCGCGACCGTGCCGGTCAACTATTCCGCGAATCTGAGGGGCTACTTCTCAATCCTACGGACACTTCGGGAAGAGTACGACCAAATCGGGCCCCGCGTAGAGATATTTGACCGGGATCTGACGGCCCTACACACCAATGTGAACCAACACTCGTCGAACTTGAGCGATTACTTCGCGAACCTGCAGCAGTTGAGGGACGAATACGAATGGACGGGTCTTGGCGTCCGTGGGTTCCAGCAGATTCTATCGGATCGGTTGTTCCCCGCCCTCAGTGAGACCCAGGAAGCCTTCGTCCTACAGAAGCAGGCGGCGCTAGGAGTGAAAGATCAGCTCGGGCCACTCATGGAGGCGTACCGAGTCCTCGAGGCGGAGGGTCTGCGGGCCGTTATTGATGCGTTCCACGAGCAGAATATCACTGCGGAGACGTTTATTACGCTTGCGGAGAACGTCACGGCGGCCATCGAGGGTGAGACGCAGGCCTTGAAAGATCAGAAGGCGGCCCAGGATGCGCTTATCACAGCCACGAAAGAGATGATCGAACTCTCGATGCTGACCCCGGCCGGTGTCATGCAGACGCGAGCTGAGTCCCTCGCAGGCGCCCTTGGTGGATTCCCGATATTCTCTGGGACGGGGGAGTTGATTGCCAGCAACCTAGCGGAGCTAACGGCTTGGCTTGCCAGACAGGGCTCCACTGCCGCAACTTCGGCTCTGCCTTCGTATGGGGGGGGCGGGATGGTGCCCGGCCCTATCGGGGCCCCACAATTGGCGATTGTCCACGGCGGCGAGGTCGTCTCACAGCCTAGCCGAGGGGGCCGACAAAGCAGTGGCGTACTGAACATCACCATGCAGGTGATGGGTGACGTGAACGGGATCGACGACCTGGACGATCACATCCGCCGGGTGTGGACCGATACCGCTCGTCGTGGCGGCTTCGATGGTTTGGTAGAGGTGCGATAGATGGCTGGCGAACTCAAACATAAATCTCAGGGTGCCGCGCTCACACAGGCCGAGTACGAAAACGTGGACGCCCACCTGTTTGATTCTCAGGCGACCGGCGATCTCCCCTACGCCTCGAGCGCGACGCAACTATCCAGATTGGCGAAGGGGACCGCCCGATACCAACTCGGTATGTCGGCAACGATCCCGGCATGGTACACCCCTGCGTTCGACGGAATTGTCGACGTCGGTGGCGACGGTCACTGGACGACGCTGCAGGCGGGCGACGACGACCTCGACGCCGGCAATTACTCCATGTGGGTCAAGCAGGGCACCTACACTGCGGGCCTCACCGTCTCCACCGACAAGGCGTACATCTTCGTCGAGCCCGGCACGGTCATCCAGGGGGCCATCACCCTGTCTGGCGACAACATTACGCTGGTGCTTGGGGCTGGCTGTGACGTGCAAGAGCTCATCACTCTCTCTGGGGCGAATTGTTCGCTGCTCTGTCAGAACGGTGTCGACATCGACGGCATTCTCGTGAGCGGGAACTTCGGCCTTGTTGACGGCGGCGGGTGGGAGACGATAAGCAATGGCGGCACCGCTCGCATCGGCATCAGTATCACGGGTACGGACGGGATAGCCAAGAATATCGCGTGTCAGACCACTGCTGGTGGAGGGCAGTCTTATGATGCCCTTCGCATGACCGGAGACCGTGATGTTGCGTCAAGAGTAAAGGTCATTGACTCCGACAATAACGGAATAGATGTCGTCACTGGCGGCGCCATGCTCATTGAGGGCTGTATGGTCCTCGGGGCTGACGTGTTAGGCATAGACATCAACGCGCCACGGACCCGCTGTATTGGAAACTACGTGATAGCATCTGGGAACGACGGTATTCGTTGCGACGACTCTGGCGATAACTCACTTGTGGTGGGCAATACGGTACAAAATCAAGCCAATCAGCCCATAGATGTCTCTACGAACTGTGAGGACTGCGTAGTCGTTGGGAATCGTACTGACGGCGCCGTGGCAGATAACTCCGGCACGTCCACGGTTGCCAGCAACGAGGAGACAGCATTCTAGTGGGAGCACTTACGCGAACGGAGAGGGAAGCATTTTCCGCAGAACAGTTGGCCGAGATCGATAAGTTCTCTCCCACGCGACGCGACAGCCATCTTGATGTTCCAAGTGGCCGACAAACGATTCTATCCAAGTGGGCTGCGAAGACTCCTGTCCAACTTCGGGCCAAGGTTTGCCTGGACAACATCTCGTGGGGGTCTCAGGTTGTTATTACATGGTCGACCGATTCCGACGTCAGTGCTCTGGAACGACAATCCGTGGAGGACTTGCTAGTTGCTGGTGCCCACTTCGTCGACGTCTTCGCAGACGCGGTCGCTGGCAAGCGGTCCCTAGAGCAGCGGATGGCAGTATTGGAAGGTCGATAGATGGCCCAAGACGCCGCCGCTCTTTTCGTCGATTGGGACAACGACGGTGCCTTCACCGGGACGGGCGAGAACGTGACCGGGAGGACCATGCACCTTACATGGGAGCGAGGCCGTGACCGGTCCTCGCAACTCGTGGGCAAGTCCATCGGCGGCCGGCTCGTTGCCGTACTCAACAACGCCTCAGGCGACTACTCATCGTTCAACGAGAGTTCGCCCCTCACCGGCAACATCCTGCCGGGTCGGAAGGTCCGGGTGGAGACCGGCGCCGATGCCAGCTTCCCGTACACGTTTCCTATCGTGTGGGGGGGCAACACTTTGTGGGAGGGCTTCCTGCAACGCGTGACGCCGATCTCCCGTGTGAACCAACCAAAGACTGCGATCCTCGAAGCGTGGGGTCCACTAGCGTATCTCAACGAGGACAAAGTGCAACTCCCGATGGCTACGAACAAAGCGACCGGGACGGCCATCGGGGAGGTGTTGGACGAAGCTAGTTGGCCTCCTGGCGACCGGACCATCGACACGGGGAAGACGACGATGGACCGCTATTGGGCCGATCGGCAGCGTACCCTCTCGGCCCTACGGCTATTCGAGGACACCGAGGGAGGATTTCTGACTGAGAGCAAAGACGGCAAGGTGGTATTTCAGGACCGCCACTTCCGACTTGTGTCGCCGCGGACCACGAGTCAGGCGACCTGGTCGGACGCTGTCAGCGCGGCAAACACCTATCGGCGCATAGGTCAGTTCGATGAGCTCGCGGGCATCTTCAACGACTTCGAGGTTGAAATCCAGACGTACACCGTCGCGGCGCTTGCGACCCTCTGGACCCTATCGGAGTCCGGGTCTAGCTCCCCGCCGTTGGCACCCGGGGAAGCGAAGACGTTCTGGGCCCGCCATCCGACACCGGACTCGGCGACCGACGCCTGGGCTGTGGATGCCTGGACTACACCGGTTGAGAATGACGACTACGACGCCAACACGAGCAGCGATGG